GGGTCAGTTTGGTTGACTGTCCAAGTCACGCCCGATACTGCGCCACCGCTAACCATGTTGTCGGCTGCAATGTTGTCAGTTGCAATCAAGTACTCGCCAGCAAGGTCGTTTAATACCAAGTTCATTGCTGCTGGGTCTGTAAAGTCCATGTCTTGAACGGTCATTGTTACTTGACCAGCAACAGTTGTTTTTGTAACTGTGTTTGACGCAATTACCATTGTTGTTGCTGATGCACCTGAACCTTCAGTTTGTGTTGCGGCCGAAGTGTGTGTGGTGATCGTTGGTCGAATAAAAGTTTTGCTTGGTGTGTTTGGCATTGCGCGTGCGCCAAGTGCCGAAACAACTGGTCGCACAAAATTCAAGTCTTGGAACAACGGTCCGAGTACGGGAACGGGCAAAAGACCCGGAGTGTCAGTTGTCAAAATGTCGCCCGCTGCTGCTTGCAACGCTGACGATTGTTTTGACAATGCGTTTTTGTATGCGGCGTTTACTTTTGCAAATGTGTCGCCACCGATGTGCATTGCTGACAAGTAATCTGCTGGTGAAGGCATTTTAAATTCGCGTGCAGGTTGCGCCCAAAGTTTGTCAACTGTTGACTGTGCTGCCTCGACTACTGGTGTTGCTGGTGTTTCGCTCATAGGGGTTGTGTCCTTTTGTTCTTGTTGTTCTGATTGTATAGCACTTGTTAATTCAGTTTCGGGGATACCTTCGGCTACCTCGTCAGGCTTGCTGGCCGCAACCTCGGTAATGACTGCACCGCTAAACGCGCCTTCGCTGACCAACGACAATTCTTGCCAATTAGCCGCCTCAACAATCATCACGCCTTCCTCGTCATAACTAAACTTTGTTGGGGTTACGCCTACCGATACAGCGTCAATAACGCCGTCATTAGCCAACGTCAAAGCTTCATCGCCTAGTCGAGTGGCGCTGATCTTGGCCGTAAACATCATGCCCTGTGGCGTGTCCACGCGCTCAACTACTTTGCCGACAATCTGATTGCTGTCGTGCTGCATAAATAGTTTCGGGTCGCGCCCCGTGACTGGCAACGACCCTTGCAAAAATCGTACCTTAGTGCCGTCATTGACTGTGGCTGTCTCGTCGTAAGTAACGGCCACGCCTGAGATTGAGCGCGACGGCAAGCCCTCTGCCGCCGCTGCATCAACCGTGATCTGTGAAGGGGTTAATCGGATCATAAAATTTATAGTACTCCATTTGGTATCGGTGTTTCGGAATTGTCCTCACGGTAGTCACTCATGGAATACTCGCCCGACAAATATTGCTCTACGTCAAACTCAACGTATGTGCCGTTTGGTAGCACGTTGTTGCCGCTTAATGTGCCAGCGATGCAGTCAGCGTATGCGCGTACGCCAAATGTCCACAAGTCCATGCGCGCTTCGGCGCTCGACTGGTATGAGTAACTGCCGACCGACACGCCTGCAAGGTACGGCGGAATGTTGCACAAACGCGCCATTTCCATTGCTTGGAATTCGGCGCTGTCAATTAAAAGCATTTTGTCAGGGCTAGTTGCGGTTTCTGTGTACGTTACAAATTCGTTTAGCGCTGCAGTTTGATTAGTTTCGCGCGCAGAATTAAAGGCGCTTGCAAGATCAGCCAACTCTTGAGCCGATAGCGGTTCGCCACCTGTTTGACGCAAGATGCCTGCCGGTATTGCCGATGACGAATTGCGGTAGCGTGCTGCTTCAAGTTTTAACGCTGTTGCGACTGATTGTTCGCTCATATAAATAATGCCTTGAATTGGCGACAAAAATTGCACAACGTCGTTTGAGTCTAAATTTCCGCCTTGAAAAATAATTTGTTTTGACGGCGCAAACCAAACTGGGCCAGCCTGATCTAAAGTTTGCACCATTGCTGCGGGTAGTCGAGTAAACGACGCTGGGTATCCATCGGCTGTGCGTGACGTGATATACCAAAACGCGCGACCGTAAAAAAATAGATCGTCAAATGTCCAAGACATAATAAAATTATTTGGCAATGTTGGGTCTATTTTGCGTAGCCAAGTGCGCGGTGCGATTGGCATCTTTTCCATTTCGTTGCCGTTCCACATTTCGTTATACATTTTTAAATTCATGCAACCAATAACGCTGGCCATAAGGTCGCGCGCACGACTGATCGTCGGAACGGAAACTGCACGATTTCTAGGCCCTTCGGTGTACGAGTAATACTGACCGATCATGTTTGCGCCACCGTTGTTGACGCTGTTGCTGTAATAGCCACCAGCCGCCGCCGCTTTAATTGGCTCAGGCGATATTGCCGCTTTGTTTACTGACCTGCTAAAGATTGCCATTTGCTAAGTATGCCACGCGTATCGCTTGCCTGTGTTGATAGGTGACCGCCGCAAACGTAACCGAGAAAGCATAGGTAAACGACGGCCACCCGTTTTGCATACTAGCCACTAGCCACAACGATCATAGGTTTACCTGTTGCGGTAGGTCGGCTGGCAAGTGCAGCGCACCAAACTAAACAGCGTGCTAACTCGATCGGGCCGGGTGATCGCTGGCTAGATAATGCGATGCTGTTTTGACTGCGTACTGCGACGGCGCGTTGTACGTGTTCAGCCAACATGTTTTCGCCTGTATGCCAAAGTAGTTTTTCGTGGATCATTGACTTGATGCGCGGCGTAAATTTAAGTATCTCGCCGTACCCGACGATCGCACGCCGACGCTCAAGCGCTAACGGCCAATGAATATCTATAGACGGACTAATAGCAAATTTGATTGCTGTGTTTTTGGCTAGGCGCTCAACGTGTTGCAACATTTCGTCGTATGTGTCGCAGACAAATTCAACGGTGACAACGGTGCGCCGATCGTCAAGCACTACGGCTCGAGTAGCAAAGTAGCGGTCGTCGGTCAGACTGGTTTCTATGGCGACTGTGCCGCCGTCGGGCATCGGGTCTGTGTACTCAAGTTCAGGCCACAAACCCGGTGCTATCCATGACTTGTCGCTGGCAACCCATAGGTTGCACGACGCTCGTAAAAAACTTGCGCGGTCAGGGTTCTCGCTTTCAGCTTCAATAGTTTTTAGGGTCAAAGTTTTGCCTAGCGCTGGGTTAGCCCAACCCCACGCGCGACTGTCCATAGGCGATATGTCAGGCGGCGGCGACCATTCCGCAAAGTACAGCGATGACGGCTCAGCACGGTCAATAGATCGCAACCCCTGTTCTCTCCAGCGTTGCATTGCGGTACTTGCCTCTGTGCCTGCCGTTGACCACGCCGATAACAATGGCGAACGTCGAGCGCGTTGGGCTGGTAGTAAACCGCCGTCAATAACCGTTGAGCCAATGTCCCAAATTTCGTCAGCAACAATCAGGTCGCACGACATACCGTGACCGACACTTGAGTTGGCTGCACGGATAAACCACTTAGACCCGTCAGGCATAGTGACCTGATTACGGCCATAAGACCGCATAAGTTTTGCACCAAACCTGAGTTCAAGAATGTCGGCCAATTTGTCGTACAACATGACTGCCAAGTCAAGACGGTGCGCGGTAGATAGCACGGTTTGCGGTAGCCCCCGGTGCTTAGGCATCTCAGTCAGCCACCAGCCGACAAGCGCCGTCAACGCAACCGTCTTACCGTTTTGTCGAGCGGTGCTGACCATAGACATACGATGCAAAAAATCCCCGTCACCGTCAAACAACAACTGACCGTCAAGAACTCTTTGCTGCCAAGGCATCAACTCCATGCCAAGATGCTGTAAAGCCCAGCCCCCCACCTCAGCCCCAAACGATCCGCTTGCATCAGGCCACACAGTCTCGAGCCTCGGCTGATCTCGGCCAGTCACCGCCAGTTCAGGCTGATTAGGGTCATCTGAGATAATCCTGAGTTGGGTCGGGGTGATGTTTTGTTTTTGTATAAAAAACCGTTTATCAGTTTCTCGTATTCCGTTTTGTCGCATGGCTTCTGCTCGAATTGTCTGTCGCATTTCGTTTCGTTGTGTTACGTAGCGATGACCAAGAACGTTATTGCATTTGAAACATATGCCTCGTAGGTTTTCTAGTTCGTGGCCGCCACCTGCATCTACTGGAATGATGTGATCGACTTGTGTCGAGGGTTGCCGGTTGCAGACGGTGCAAGTTGGCTGTTCGCGTAGTACGACTGGGCGGTTGCGTTGGTAGTCGGCGTGATCGTGGGCTCTGCTCATAATGCGCTAGCGCGCGCTATCGCGCTTGCTCTCAGTTTGTTTACGCTAACCATGTTGTCAACCTTATGTCTGTTGTTTGTTTGTGGTATGTCAATCTATGTTGTGTGTGAGACCTAGTGCGCTAAGCCCCCCGTCGTCTGCCTTCACTCGACACCCTAACTCTTTAACGCAATTTGCTTGACCACGTGTTACCACGCGTGTCATCTACCCACGTTGCCGTGTGTTACCAACCGCCATGCAACTGGCTTAGGTCATGCCCGTACTATTTGTCTTTGTTGCTTTGCCTGTAGATACGTTCGGCATAATTTTTGGCTGCCCAACGCAAATGCTTTTCTACATCATCTTTGCCTAAGAAATCCGTCATCG